CTTCCATCATGAATCCCGGAAAGTCGAACATTCCCAAGGCGCGGCATTCTGGAACCGAGCGGTATTCGCCAGTGGCCCCCAGGCTGTCCGCTTCCCACTCACCCCAAGTGTTTCCAGCATCATCGGAAAAGCGCATTTCAATGACGGGATCCGAGCCCTGGCCGTTAAGCACGGTGGTTGCGCCGGTATTCGCCCACAACTTTACCGAATTGATCGAAGTAGGCGCATCCAGCGGGGCGGCCCCAGTAAACCTTCGCTCCAGTTCCGAGCCGAGATCGTCCCAACCCCCGAAGTTCATCACCTGTCCGTCGCTATCGGAGCCCAGATAGGTCGTTTCCCCGACGGTTACGGCGTTCCGGGCAAACCAGTTGCCCTGCACGCTCTGAAACTCGCACCATTCCCCGGTCGAGCAATCGAAGGCTAGTGTCTCGTCATCCAGGCGGACACAGACGAACTCGTGACCCTCGAACTGGAACGAAAACAGACTTGCGCCCGTCGATGCCAATATGCGCTCTTCGATCGAATTGTCCGAAATCCGCTGGGGAACGTCGGCAACGCGGTAAACAACCCGGTTTGAGCCGATGAAGAAAAGCGTATTGTCGGCATGGGTGACGCAGCCGGTCGCCATGATGCCCTTGTCGAAGGCGACGTTCTCCAGCGGCGTGAACGGAAGGTCTGCATCGCCACTATGCGCCCAAACTTCAACGGTTTCCTCGCCGAACAACCATAGGTTGTCGCCCAGAGGAGCAACGTCGAGAAGATTGTCGGCTTCTCGCTCGGCAGTCCCGAAATCCAGCGCGTCCCACGTCCTCCCATCGAGCGGGGCAGACCAGAATATCCGCGCCGAATCCGCCTCAACGGCAACGAACAAGTCCCCGATGAAACAGACTGCAGTTACGTCATTGGACAGCGAGCCTGCGAAGGTTGAATCCGCCAGCGTTGCGCCGTCATAGCTGTAAAGCGTGCCGCCCATCGTGACTAACAGCTCGGTTGCAGCTCCAGCAAACGAAACCGCTCCAGCTCCGGTAATTGCACCTAGCGAACTCGTGTCTTGGTAGAGATCGCCGTCGGAGATCGTGAACACGTCCCCGCCGAATGTCCCCTTGCGGGCATAAATGCCGGTGATCGGGCCGCCGCCATTCTCGATATACGGAACCAGTCCGGACCGCGAAATAATCGCAACCTGGTTTTCGCTCGTGACGGCTTTCTCGACAAACATGTTGATGAGCACGAGTTCTGGAAAGTTGCCGTCCGATCGACGGTAGGCCTGCGTGCCGAAGGTGATCGACGGCACTTAGTAATACTCCGCGCCGCTAGTGTCCTGCGTCGAGCCCTGCTTGCCCATCAGGCTCGAAAGGAAATGCCTTGCCAGCGCCACGGTCGGCTCATCGACCTGTCCGCCAAACACGGAAATGAACCCGCCCGAGGTCGCGAGGCAAGCTGCTAACCCGTAGGCGTTGCGGCCAGAGAGCGGAGCGATGCCGCTCAGTCCTAGCCCGAGGAGGTCAACCCATGCCGTGCGGTCGTAAAGCTTGGCTGTTTGATTTCCGTCGCTATCGAGCGATTCATACAGCGCGAGGTCGCGAGGCTGACGAACGATGCCGTAGCTATCGACATATTCGCTCGTCGGGGCGGTGAGCGTTGAGGTCGAAGGGACGTAATAGCGCTTGCCCTCTTCGGCCACGTCATCGCTATCGAGATAAACGTCGGTGAGCTGCCCGAACATTCCGCCGATGCGCCACTGGTCGTAGAGCGACTGTAGCGCCGCCATGCCTTCTTCGGCTTCAGCGGCCTTCGGCTCCTTGCCCAGCCCAAGGATTTTGGCTTGGCGCATGGCGTAGGAAATCACTTCGAGACAAGTCGCCATGCAATCCCCCGTCTCGATGGAAGAAAAGGGGGCCGGAGCGATTAAGCCCCGACCCCTCAGTTACTCAGACTTACGGAGCAGCCGCGCCGACGAAGCCGGTCACGATGCCGTTGTCCTTCGAGTTGAACACGATCTTCTGCACGCCGCGCATCTCGTGGATGCCGACGCCATGCACGAAACCGTAGTCGCGCTCGTCCGTGCGGCTCTTCGTGCGCTGAGCCCAGGCAACGCCAAGGGCTTGCGCGCCGCAGAGATACACCGGCTCAACACGAGCCGAGGATGCGCCCACGTTGCCGAGGGTCGCAATCTCCTGGATCTTGCGGATGACAACGCCGTCATACATCAGGTCGCCGTCATTGAAGAGCGGGTTGCCGTCGCCGCGCTCCTGAGCGTTCTGCAACGTGGTTGCGAGGTCGCTCTTGAGGTCGCGGAACGCACCCGAACCGACGAACAGGACATAGTTCTCGCTGTCCTCGCCGACGCGCACCGGACGGATGATCGGCGATGCGACCTCCGCGACACGCTTCAGCTTGGAAACCACGTCCTTGGTCAGCTTCATCGAAGAAGTGACCGAGGCGAGGTCGGTGGCGAGAACGCCGCTGTTGGCAACGGTGCCGTCACCCAGAACAATACGGTCGGAGTTGTTGGTCTCCCAGGTATTGCGCTGGCCGGCGCTGGCCGAGCCGTAAGCAACAAGGCCGGTGCCCGAAACGTAGATCGCGCCGAGCTGCGTGATGAGGTCCGTACGCAGCTTCTTCATCGCCCAGTTCTGAAGCATCGTTTTCGCGGCGTCGCGAAGCTGAATGCCGGTGAACTGCTGCTGGTTGTCGGTGACGGCAACAGCGTGGCGGATGGTCGAAACGGCGATCGGGAACTCGTACTGCGAAAGCGCCTCTTCGTTGCCCTCGAGCAGTCCGTCGCCGGTCTGACCTGATCCGGTCAGCTCGGTGACGAGCGCGAGGTGAATACGGTCGCCCGGATTCTTGGTGAGGTCTTCCTTGATCTGGATAACGGCGTTCTCGTCCGTGCCCATGTACCGATTGAAGCGGTTCTTGCGGACGTAGGACGTGAAGAAGTCGTTATCCCACCTCTGTTCAACGAGGTTGGTGGTAACGGTAGTCAAAGCCATTGGAGGTTCCTTCTGGCCCCCGAAGGGGCGCTGGGACGCGACGCCTCACGGCGTGGCATCTGTGGTTAGCGTTTCAGGATCTCGTCGAACGTGGGGATGTGCAGCGTCTCTGCTGACGATCCACGCGCACTCTGAGCATCCGCGAGTGTGTCGGGAACCGGAGGTGTCTGGACGGGAGCCGGCTGCGCTTTCTCCAGAGCCGCCTTCACGCGGGCTTCGATCAAACCATCAAGTCCGCCGTGCTGGCGAATCTCAAGTTCTGACTTGGCCTTCGAGTAAGCGAACTCCGCAGGGTCGCGGGCCATTTCCATCTGCTGGTAAAGCGCGGGATTCTGCGCGGCGATCTCGTGAAACACGTCGATGGCCTGGTCATAATCCTGATATTTGCTTCGCGCCTCAGTTGCGCTTTCCCGGATGCGGTCGGCCCTGAGCTCGGCTTTAATCTGCTCCGTCAACTGCGGCATTACGCCGGTCAGCCGATGGTTAAAGTAAGCGTCGGGGTCATCCCACAGTTCGGGAGCGGGCTGAGCCGGGGTTTCCAGCTTGTTCAGGCGTTCCTCGAGGACGCGATAGCGCTCCTCGGCGTCCTGCCTTCTGCGTCGTTCTCCGATCAGGGCGGCATGGTCTAGAGTTGGTTCCTGTGGTGCAGGCGGCGCACCAGCGGCAGCGGGGTCAACCGGCTGCGCATCGCCCTTCGCAATGAATTTGCCGTCAGGCCCACGCGGACGATCGGCAGTTGGGGCCGGGTCTGCGGGCGGCGTAGGATCGGCGGGCGGGTCGCCAGCGTCAGCCTTAACCGGGTCTGCGGCAGCCTGCGGATCAGTCGGAACCTGGTCGGCTCCGCTGTCATCGACAGGCGCATTTGCTTTCAGGAAATCGTCAAGTCCATCCATGTTTCACCCATTCGCCCGATACGGCGGCGACCCTTCAATCGCCCGTTGGTCGGCGACACCTTTCCACGTCCTCTCGACGTTGAATTATTGCGGCGGAAGGCTCGGTTGCGAGTTCACGCCTGCGGTAAAGCTATCAATGAGAGGCTGAGCGGCGGTCTGATGTGCCTTCGCCACGTTCAGCATCGTTTTCGACTTGGTTTCATCGACCTTTGCAGCCTCTCCGGCCACCGCGATCTGTTGCGCCGGGTTCGGTTGCTGGGCAGCGGCCTTCAGCTTCTCAACAATGTCGATGAGCCTCTGCTTGTCGCGGAAGTTGGATGCCGCGATGATGAGTTCGGCAACCTCCGGCGGGACCGGCATTCCGAACACGCCCGTTCCGACCAGTTGAAGCAATGAATCGAACTGCTCGGCCTGGAGCGATGGGGTCTCGTTGACCTCTTCGATGTCAATATCCACGTCCAGCTCGGCAATGACGTTGGCGGGCTGCTGCATTGCTGGATGGGACTGTGCCACATGACGGTATTGCGCTGCGACTTCGGGTGGGAGTTGTCCGGCGCGCTCGGCGTCGTCGATCTTGCGGAGCGCGATCTGCCCCTGCGTCGTGTTGATGCCGACGAAGCGGACGTTGCGCTCGTCGTCGGTAATCCTGATCCACCGCTCGCCGTTCCAATACTGGCGAATGCGGTTCCAGATTTGCCGGTACATGCGCGTGGTGAAATGACGCAGGTTGTCGAGCAGCGGCGTCATTTCGGTCATGCCCGCCTGCTGCTGAGCGAGCACGGCGCGGCCAGACTGCGATTCCCCGGCCTTGCCTTGAAGGTAAGCGTTGGGGCCAATGTTGCCCTTGAGCGACGCCCGCGTATCCTGAAGGAGCTGGAACTGTCCGGTTTCCTTGGCGGTATTCTCAAGCAGCTCGACGCTCTGGGCATCACCGACCACGATCCCATCCGGCTTCGCCAGCTCCTTGCGAACCATCTCCTTGTCCTGGCCCAAGGCCGGATCGATACGGAAGCGGTTGTTGTTGACCATGTGCAGGAACTTCGAGCGGCGCTTGTTCACCTCGTCCTGCAACGGGATCATGTCGCGCACGATGCCGTAGCGATCGTTGTCCTGATCGACATAGGCCGACTGCATCAGCAGCGGGTTTTCGGGATTGCCTTCCTCGTCGATGAATACGCTAGGAGCCGACGCCTCAAGCTCGCCCGCCAACGTGAACACGCACTTGTTCCACACCCCGCCTTCGAGGTGATAATGCGTGTTGATCCGAACGCGCTTGCGCTTTGAATCGTACCAGCTTGCCCACTTGGGCTTGTCGTCCATTGAATCGAACGTCGATGAGACGCCGCGTGCCTGCGTGGATTGCAGGACATCGGCTTTGTCAGGCCACTTCTGGAGCGCCTTCTCGAAGTCCATCCATGTGACGTAGCCAGTGAAGGAAGCATCGCTGAAATCAGCTTCCGCCGAGTGCGGGTCGAAATAGAGCCGGTTCCACGCAATCCGGCAGACATACGGATCGACAATGCCGTTCTTGAGCTGGCGGACCCCGACCTCGACCGCGCCCATGCCCTCGATGAGCATGTCCTCGAACACCTTGGACTTCTTGATGTCGAGGTCTTGATCCTCTTCGACGTAACGAAGGGCATCGGTTGCCGCGTTGGCATCGTCCTCTTTCGAGGGAACGCGAGGATAGGCTTGCGGATCGACCCGGCCTTGCCGCTCCAACCCGCAGAGCGCCTGGATCTTCGGCTTCACCAGGTTCTCCGGCGTGATCGGCTGCTTGCGCTTCTGGAGCGCCCTGATCTCGTCGGCGGTGAACTGGTTGCCGTCGTAGTAGTTGCGCGCCTTCTCGGCTTCCTTGCGGCCACCATCGCTGGCTTCTAGCGCTTCCTCGAACTGCTGGACGTAGCGGGCGAACTTATCCAATCAGGCCCTCCATATCCCGTAGTCCGAGAATTTGCCGCGACGACGCCTGCGACCGATCAGGTAACTCTCCGAGGAGTCTGTCGCCGTCACCATAACGTAGTCGTCGTTTGCTGCGATCATCTCGGACAGGTTGTGTCCAAAAATGCCCGTCCCCGCAGCGAAATCGGTTGCGGCTAGCGTTTCGGTTACCGCCTCGATTGCCGTCTGTACCGGCGTGATCGAAACCGCAGCGGTCAGGTTTTCACTGAGCGTATCGCTGTAACTGTTTGTGTTAAGCGAGACGACGGCCGAAAGCGTCGCCGCCTCAGCCAGACTGTTTGGAAAGGTCGCTGCGCTTCCGAGATTGTCATTGGCCGCAATCGCCGCACTTAACGCATTGGGCAGCGTTGCCGCCCCTGCGTCAGTGTCACTTGCCGCCACGCTTTCCCCCAGCGTGTTCGGCATCGTCATTTGAGTGGTCGAGCTGTCAGCGGCGGTCAGGCTAACCGCTAGCGATGACACAAAAGTCTGAGCCGATGCCAGAGCGGTTGCGCCCGTTATGGTCTCGGTTAGAGACGGACCCCAGGCAACGACCGTTGTTGCGCTATCCGCCCCGGTTAATGCCTCACTCAGCGAAGCGGTAAGCAGTAAGCCGCCGGTTTGGCTGTCGGCGCCAGTAATTCCTTCAGAAAGCGCATTCGGGAACGTTGCCGAACTTGTTGCGCTGTAAGCGCCGGTTAGCCCTTCGCTTACAGGAACGCCGAACGTACTGCCCGCAGGATTGAGGCTATCCGCCGCAGTGCCTGATTCGGTTAGCGTCGGTCCCCATGTGGCTGCGTTGGTAAGGCTGTCAGATCCTGTCAGGTCGGCAGAAAGATTGTCGTTATAAGTCGTCCCAGATGACGATTCCTTCAGCGCAAAGAACAGCCGCGTCATGTCGCCCGTCGAGGACGTGCTTGAGGCGGTCGTCTCGCTGGTTGCGGCGGTTGCAATCCTGAATGCGCCGGTGACGGCTACGTTCGTGGTTCCACTTCCCCCTGATGTCGCGGCTTGGGTAAGTCCCGTATAGCCGGTGTCCGTAAGATTGGCCGACGTGCCCTCTACGCCGATCAGGTCAACGAACAGGTGTTCTACGCTGGACAGGCTGGACAGCGTAAGATTTCCGCTGCCCGTTATATTGCCTGTTGGCGTGCCATCAACCGAGATCGTAGTCGATGCACCCTTGGTGAAATCGTAGGCTCCAGCAGCCCGGGCAGTCACCGATGGATGTGTAATGGTGACGGTATTAAACCCAATGCTCCATCCCGTTGCCGGGGTCGCAAAGAACGCGGCGAGAGTCTCGCCGTTGCCCCCGCCGCCTGCGGGGTTCGTCCATTCTCCGATCTTTGTATAGGTGTTGCCGCTTACGTCAGTGACAGCATTGCTCGCAATAGACGTTGTAGCGCCACTCGACGTGGTGCTGTTGTCCATCACGAAATAGATGACGAGAAGGTGGCCGCCCGTGAACGA